GTCTGTGGTCTGTGTCTGCTCAGATGTACGGCGCAGCACTACAGTTTCGCCGGTTGCCGGTATGTTACCGCCGGTAAACACGACGTTACCGCCGTTAGTGTTACCGACGTTTGTTACAGTGTAATGGGTGGTTTTAGTCTTGACCGTTTCTGTGCCAGTCGCGTCTGTACGAATGATAACCGTGATGTCGTCATCATCGAAAATCTTAAAGCCGTAAGCAAAGGTGTCGTTAGAACCATTGCCGGAATAGCTGTTCTTTGTGGTGGTGCTGCTAACGGTCATGTCTTTGCTCCTTAAGGTATTTATACCCTATTTTAACGCTATCGTACATACTGCGATGGTGGGAAGTAAAACTCTTGCCCTGTGTCTTTTTTCATACGACGTTCCATGCGCTTGAAATACCCTGGGTTTGCAAACTCTGTAAGTTCGTACATAAACAAATAATCCAAAGCCAATTTAGCGTAGAACAGGTTAGCGCCAGGTATGTTACGCATAGCAAGCCTTACAGTTTCTGCCGCAGCGTCATCACCGCTTCTAAATTTGCCAAATATTTGCAACACATCCGCTGCTGTGCCAAATGACGGGCCAGCCAGTGTTTCTAATGGACCTTGGCCATATCTGTTAAACTCGCCAAAAATAAAGTCTCCATAGATTCCAGCGCCGCCGCCTTGCGTGAAGGCCTTAAACAACAAGTCTTTGTTTAGCGTATAATCATCACTGAACACCTCCATAGGCTCTTTGCCTTTGAGGATATCTTTAAGGGTGACTGACAGATAGCCCATCATGGTTGTGCCGACCATCATTTTGGCAATGCCATAATAACCAGACATTGCTTTCTGCCGCCCCAATCCTTTGGTCACATAAGTAATTGGGAAACCCTTTAACTGCATAATCATGCGGATTGCTTCACCGGCCACTGTGCCGCGTGGCAAGCCTTGGTTCATTATCGCACGCTCTCTGGCACCTGGCGTTGGAATTGCAACATCCGCGCTATCTGAATAGTAAGCTGATATTTTAGTGCGCAAATCATCACGAAACTGCTGACGCATTTTGTCCGTTACGTCTAACTGGCCCGTGCGTTCAGCAATAAGCGGGTCGATCTTCTCTACAGGGATTTCATCAGCTATGTCAGGCACAAGATACTTGCGGCCATCAGCAGCCTTCATGTCCATGCCGCGAAACAGCGACCACTCTGCCTCGTTAATGTTGTAAAGACTAAGCAGTCTGCGGGTTTCAGCGGGTATTTTGCCGTATGGCTTACTTGAATAGTTGGCAAGATCCGCTGCTAACAAGCGTGCAACGCCAACTTTCTGCGTGCTATTCCACCATTGCATGCCATTCAGCTTAAAATATAACTGATGCGCTTTTGATATCATGCCAGGGCCGCTGTCATTCGCACCAAACCGTGCATGAACGTCAGCCAACTCGTTCTCTACACCTACACTCAGCAGATATGCTAATTCCTTTTGTTCTTCACTGTTAAACAAGCGGAATGTGTCACGCAAAGCCGTTGCATAAGAACCAAATATATTGCGTTCTGTATTCGCGTTGATGAATGAAGCCTTGGTAGCAATGTCTGAAAATGACGAAATGGTTGCAAAACCAAGCTTGGCCATCGACTGCACCATGCGGAAGCCAGCAGCTATACCGGCATAAGTAACGCTCGTATTGAGAATGGGTTGTGTAGCCCCCAATGCACGAGTTGTGCCGTCTAATTCTGCAAATTGGTTTTTGAGCCGGCCTTCTTTGATTGGCTTTGCAACACCCTTTGGCCTAACTTCAGAAAGTATCTTTTCAAACATAGCTTTTGGATTTGTGCCAAAAGTCTCAAGCAAACCAATAGCTTGCGCATCATGCGAAATGCCCTGATACACAGCCTCTGAAAGTTTCATACGGCTATATTTGTTTGCGTAAGACAACGCAGACTTGCCGTCCTTAAAATGGATAATACGTTGCGCACTAAGTCGTTTGGCAAGGTTCATTGGTCCCTTGAACTCTGGTTGCGCACCACCAACACCGCCTACGCCGTCAGCCTTCATGTGGTTTCCGCTGACAAGGTTATCGTACATTGAGCCAAGAAACTCTATTTCTGTCATGTCGTCCGGCTTGTTAGCCAGTGTCTTTTCTATGTCCATGTTTTCGGACACAAAAGTTATCCACTCTTGTTTGTCTTCTTCTGTGCCTTTGCCGCGAATCAACAGCGGATCATGATGCTGACGCACAACATAATTTTCCAACTCACCAATGTTGGAGCCGTTGCGGTTTTTGCGGTCAAGAAGTCGCTTTTGTACTTTTTTGATAGCCTCTGCAATTTGTTGCGCTTCTTTGCTGCCGCTAGTGCCAAGGCCGTCAAACATCTCTTGATAAATCTTTTCATCAAGTTCGTTAGAACGAAAGATATCCAGCAGATCATTACGCTTTAGTTCCGCTACCAACGCGCCGCTGTGGTCAAGAAACACACTGCGTTGTTTGGCATCAACGCTATACAAGCTGCGCCGCGCATCGCCAACAAGTATGGCTGACAACGCCTTTCCAGGATCATTAGGCTCCTGACGCAGTGCTGTCATAACAGTAGCGTATGCACGCGCATTGATTAGACGGTTACGTTTTTGTATCGCGGCTTCGATCCTAGCCCGTTGCGCCAGATCTTTTGCCTCTTGAATTAACTCGCCAAGTTCGCTGTCACCGTACACACCACCGCGACGGTCAATCTTGTCTTGCATAATCTTAAGGATGGAGTCGATCTCATCCTGAGCAACCGCAATGTCTTTGTCTTGGGCAATCTTGCGTAGTTCTGCCGCGCAAACTTTAATGCTCATCCTACACCCCGCCCATTCCTATTTACACAGACTGCCGCTGTTCTAGCCGCCTCTTCCATGTAGTCTGTTGCACGACGCATAGCTTCATCAGCTATTCTAATGTCCTCATCCATATCGGCAGGAATATCTATGTCAGCACGCAACACTTCTATGTCTTGCTCAAGTAGCGCAATCTCATCTACCGTTTCTTGGAACTCTTGAATAGACAGATCCATACCAGCTTGATCCATCTCATCTAGCTTTGGCTTTTGATCGGCATCTACACCAAGATTGTAGTTTTGTATTTGTGCCTCATTCTGAGCGTTCATGGATTCTTGCTGTGTAAGTGGCGCACCTTCTAAAGATTGTGGCTGCACGTCACTCTGGTCAACGCCTACAGAGGCTGTTTGATTGAACTCAGCCAACTCTGCGTCGGCAATGACACGATCTAACTCGTCATTTGTTAGGCCAGTAGGGTCTATGCCGCGACGATCAAGAAAGTCTTGTATTCTTTGCGCCTCTTCAAACGCTGCAAGAGCGTCTTGATCAGCTTGCGAGTATTGTTTGTTACCAGACTTGTCTTCTCTTACGGCGTCAATCAAATCGTTGATGCCAACCTCATCCGGCACACCTTCAATCTCTGCCGGCAGAAAGCCGTCTTCTCTTGCTGCCGTCAGCATATCATCTACAGATCGCCCACCCTTAGCAGCGCTAACATAAAACTTACCAGCCTTCGCAGAGGGTATAACCTCTTTAAGATCAGCGGCACCTTGACTGTTGGGATCTATGCCACCCCTTGCCCTAATGTACTGTATGAGTGTTTTAGGCTCTTGTGCGCGTAAAATCTCTGGACGCGCTTTGCCCTTGCGACGTGGCTCTGGCACCTCTGTAGGCGCACGCAGCACGGTTTCTTCAACCATGTCGCCGGTTTCTGGGTCAAACCTACGCTCGACGCCAGTAACGGTACGATCTTTAGCTAAACGCTCGTTTGCCCTAGCGATAATATCAGCATCTGCCGCAGCTTCTTGCTGCTCCACCAGACGCCCTGCTGTGACCGGCTGATCTGTAACTGCCTGTGCTACTGCACGCGCCAACGCCTCTTGGCTAACTGCGCTTTTTTCTATCCTGTCTGATATCTTGCCAAAACCAACATGCAAGCCACCACCGAGGATAGAGCCAAACGTTACATTCAAGAAGCTGTCCATCAGGCCATAATCAGCATCTTGCTCAAGATATGCTTGGCCTATAACAAGTGGCTCTACAACAACAGCGCCAACCGCGCCGTCAATCGCACCAGCCATTAGTCTACTGCCACTTTTGCCAAACCTAGCGGCCATTGTAGCCATACGCGCCTGGCCTACGGCTGGGATAAACGCTGATGCCACGTTGAGAGGGTCAAGCACAGAGCCAGCCAGCATTGTGCCAAACTGTGCTGCGCCTAGCCCAAACCCGCCGCGCGACCTGTTTAGGGTGAAGTTGAAACCGGCACGCCTGTCATGTCTTTCTGCAAACAGGTTTGCCAACCCTTCTGTTATACCGTCTTCGCCAACCTCAATGCCTTCACGGTAATATTGACTGTCACGATATTCATCAACAGACAGCGTGCGTCCGTTAGCACCTGGCCCAAGATACTGATCAAATGTACGGTTGAGTGCGCTTAGAGGGTTATAATACAGCGTTTCATCTAGCGTAGAACCAAGCACATCAAGGGTGCCAGCCTTCGATATATCAAAGTAACTATCAAAAGCATTTTGATCGTACTGCTGTTCTGGAACGTAAAAGTCTACCACTACTTAAACGCCTTCCGCATAATCTCATTCAGCTTGTCTACAGGCCTTGGGTACAGTTCATCCATTTCCTTAATGACAGGCAAAAGATCTGACATTTTGATAGTAACAAAAGCATCCTGTGGTGAAATTGCAGTAGGCCCAGGGTCAACCCTACGCTTGACCATATTGCCTGTTTGATCAACCAAGTAGACAGTTTTGTGATCTGATGATGTAACCCAATACGCTTGTGCTAAATCACCCTGATACTTTTCACGCGCCTGATCTGGCGTTAAGTCATTCGCCGGAGGTATGTCAGCAAAACCCGCAATCACACCTCTTGTTTCATCGTCATTAACATAAAATTGCAGTATGTCGCCAATCTGAGATGAAGAGCCTTCTAGCCCCTTTAGCATGCGGAACGGCTTGCCATTCACTTCATCAAAGGCAAATTGGCTGTTTACTACTGTGTCCACCGCACGTTCTACAGCCTTGGTTAGATCTGTTTCTCCGGCGTTCATGTAATATGCCGCTGTGTTTTGGATCATCGTATTCATGGCGGTCACATGCAGCATTCGTGAGCCAGTAGCGCCGCGTGACACTATGCTATCAGCCGCACCGCCAACTATGCTGCCAGAATACTCTGCGTTCTGAACCATGACCTCTTGCATGATTTCGTTGTAAGAAGATGTGCCTATGGCTGATTTCAGCTCTTTTACTACACCTGGTTTATTAGCGGCTTCGATGTCAAACCCACCAGCGTTGTTAGGGTTGGCTATGATCCATGTGTCAGCCAACGTCAGCACACCCTGATTCATTAAATTGCGCATTACGCGGCCTTCGTTTTCTACGCCAAACGACGTAATGAACGATATGCCAAGTTTAGACTTGTCACTGTAAGACAGGCTAGGATCTTTGAACTGTCCTTGGAAAGCATCAATTTGAGCGTCAGATGCGACACGAATGTCCACATCAGGAATACCCATTTTGCGTTGAAAATCAATTAGCTGTGACGTGGTGGCTGCTTCTAAGTTTTGATCTGCGCGATCATCTTGAATAAACTTAACAGGATCATTTGCAATCGCTGTTTGCCTTGCGTCAACCAGCGCCTCAAAATGCTTGCGTCTTGCTTCTGCAATTCGGATATCTTCCGGCGTATTAGTAGGATCATTTATTTCGTCTCGAATAGACCTTCTAACCGCTGTCAAGTCTGAAGGGCCGCCATACTTAATTGAAGAATAAAGAACGCCAGCTTGGCGCATACCATCCATTGTCTCATTAAACAAAGTGCGCTGCACTTCATTGTCAGTAAGTTGACTAATACGACCATCAACGCTTGCAATCATTGTCTGCGTGGTTTCGTCGAAAATGCCCCCTAGACTAATAGTCCTGATTTCTATAGCAGACATATCTGCTTTTATTTCCGCTGACAACTCAGCGTCCATAGTATCCAGACGACGATTAGCATCGCCTGTAAGTAGGGCCGCTATGCTCCTGTCAGCACCATCAAAGCGTCCCGTGAGTGTATCAGCCTCATCAATAAGCTGGTTCAGTTCATCACGATCCATGCCAGCGATGGTTGGAAAGATTTGGTTTACAAGATCGTTGTTGTTTTGTGCGGCCAGTGATTTGACATCTTGTTCAAACCTACTGGCGACTCTTGCAAGAAACTTATTGCCAGCACCATCATACTCAATCAGCACGTCATCCTCTGGATCGTCGCGCTTGATGTAGATCATCTGACTGCCTTCACTGGTCAACTGCGCTAAAGCACTTTCAGTTTCCTCTTTGGACAAGTTTGCAGTCAGGAGTGTGCCAATAATTTCATCTTGTTTTTCTGATTCTAATTGTGTGTCTCTGCTATCAATACTTGCAATCAGGGTTTTTTTGGTTGCTGAACTCAAAGTGTTATCGCCGGATACGTTTGTGCGCTGCCTTTCAAGAGAGGCAAAGCTATCTGCATTTGCGATCCCATTTCCGTAGAACAGCCGCAAACTTTCTTGCTTAAAAGCATTCTTACTTACGCCAAGGTTTTGTCCAGATAGGGCGGCATCATCGAAAATTGCCATCGCTTCAGCCGCCAAGGCAGCGTATTCTTCATATGTAGACGCAGACGAAATCTGAGATTGAATAGTAGACAGCTTGCCAGACTTAGCCTCTGCACCTTGTATAGTTGATATACGAAAAGCCGACTTCTTCGCGTCAGCTACCTTGAAGTTCATTTGCTTGAGAACGCTGTCTTTGATAGCGGTTTTCTGCGAGTCAGTAATGTCTAATGTGTCAATTTCTGTCAGGATCGGCGCTTGCACGCTAGATATTAGACCAGATACAGCTTTATCTTGATCAGGCTCCTGACTGTTTAGCGTGTATGTGTCTGATTGCTCATAAGCGCGTGTGGTGTACTGATTGCTAAGTGTCTTGGTTTGCTCGTTCTTACGCTGCATTTGGAAATCAAATTCCAACTTTTGCCGCGCATTTTCAAACTGCATAGCGTTCTTAGCGTATTCTGTGCCAACCCTGCCAAGAGCCTCCGCAGCACGCACTGTGGCCTGTCCAGGCGCTTCAAAG